ATCCGCAAGCTGGTCCGAGGCGTCGAGGAGGTTCATCGGGCACGGGGCACAAAAGGCGACACGGGCCTGCTCGATACCGAGCGCGTCCAGCGCGACAAGCTGAAACACACGGAGACAGCATGAGGGTCTTCAACGAATGGGGCGACACCGCCCGGCCCCACCATCCGCGACTGGCGGCGGAACAGGTGGTGCCGTGTTTTGAGGACGATGTGCTGGACCGGGTGGACCTAGAGATCGGACGCGGAACCCTTGGGCCGCTGGTCGCTGCGGCTATACGCATGGGCTACAACCCGGTGAGCCCTAGCTGGTGGGAGAGGAATGAAGCGAAAAAGAAAGCGAAAAAGGAAGCCGCACGGCTGTCAATTGAGTACCGTGTCAGGATCGAACGGATGAAGGACGCGAGCCTCCTCCCTGCACGCCGCCGCTGGATTGCCCGCGGTTCATTACTGCACCGAGCGAGGGCGAGCGAGGGCGCGCTGTATAGAAGCCGGGACGCTGCCGTATTTTTGCGCGAGGACGGTGTTTGCAAGCCCCGTTTCGTGGGTCTGGATGCCCCTTGGAAGTCGCCCCATGCTTTCGTCGGTCCCCTGCGTTGGGTGGAGCCAGTAACATATGAATGAGCGCCTTATGGGTGACGAACCCCCGGACGTGATTGCACGCCACGTTGCCCGGTACGATAGGGCCGTAGAGCTTGCGGGCCGTACTGGTGGCGTGTGGTGGGACGTAGCGTGCGGGACCGGCTACGGCGCGGAGTTGCTTCCCGGTGATGACGTGTACGCCTTCGACCGTGACTTCGGAGTGGTTGCTGGTTTTACTCACTTCCTCGTCACTGACATCGCGCAGGCGGGATGGTCGAGCGAGGCCCCCGATCCTGACGTGGTGGTGAGCATTGAAACGCTCGAACACTTGGACCGCTATAACCAAGATGGGTTTGTGGCTGAGATCGCCGGACGGCTGAGTGCGGGCGGTGTGTTGGTGCTATCTTGTCCCATCGGCAACGGAACCAACTCAGTCAACCCGTGGCACATCCACGAGCCGACCCAGCCCGAACTGCGTTCGCTTCTGCTTCGGCATTTCATGGACATATCGTTAGAGGTTGAGCACTACGAAAGCACAAGCGGCCCAGCTATCCAGGCATGGGCTATCGCAGGGGAGCCCCGATGATCTATTGCTTCGATCTGGATGGTACGTTGTGCGACACACGCGGGAAGGACTACGCGGGCTCGGTTCCTATTATGGGCCGCATAAGGCGGGTGAATAAGCTATACCAGATCGGACATACGATTATCATCGACACGGCCCGAGGCACGGGGTCAGGCGAGGATTGGCATGAACGCACGGCGGAACAGCTTGCAAGGTGGGGCGTCCTCCACCACGAGCTCCGCGTCGGGATTAAACTCCCAGCCGACATCTATGTGGACGACCGGGCTATCAACGTCGTTGATTGGGTGGCGTAGCATGGTCCTCTATCAATACCAGTGCTCAGAGGGCCACGACTCCGACCAATTCGCTGACATGGACAAGCGTAACGAGTCGAGGCCGTGCCCGAAGTGTGGGAAACCTGCTGAACGTGTGATCGCAGCGCCGCACGTCGCACCGTCTGGGGTGTACTCATACGACCCAAACACCGGCGACCCGCAGGAGTTCGACAGACGGCACGAGGAGATTAAGGCGAAAACATGGACGGCGTGACGCTTGGCTTAGTTTGCGCCCGCGCTGGCTCAGAAGGGTTGCCGGGTAAGAACCTGCTCACGTTGGGCGGTGAGCGGCTGATAGAGCGAGCCATACGCATAGCGTTCGAGGCTGGGTGCGAGAATGTGGCGGTGTCTACCGACTACATACCCGGCGTGGACTTCGACCTCGGTGACGCCACTTGGATCACTAGGCCGGACGTACTAGCTGGCCCGCTTGTCTCAAAGTGGGAAGTGTATCGCTGGGCGGTCGCATCGTGGGAGGCATTAGGGGCCGAAGCTTCGCGCATCGTGGACGTGGACGTGACGCGCCCGCTACGAACAGCGAAGACAGTGCGGCAAGTGATTGCATCGCTTAGGGGTATTGATAGAGGACCATCAGATACGCACCCCGTCGTGATGTCCGTCGCGAAAGGCGACAAACATCCCGCGTTTGACATTCTCCGGTGGGGACGCGATGGCCTGACGGTCCACGACGATAGTCAAGCCGTCGCACGCCAGCAGTTACCACCGGCGTGGGTACACGCTGGGTGTTACGGTATGACGCGCGCGGCGCTATTCGCTCGCACAGCGATATGGGACGGACCCGTCTGGGGCGTCGAAGCCGACCGTGTGGAGTCCTTCGACATAGACGACGAACTTGATTGGAACATTGTCCAGGCCCTAGAGGTTGCTTATGCCCGGCCACGCTGACCCTATCGAGGCGGTTATCCGCCAGACGTTCACGCTCCAACGGCTCAACAACGCCATTGCCCGCGATTCGTCCGGTATCCTCGAAAGCCTATTCGATGACATCGCCGCCGAGATCGCACGAATAGACCCGACGGGACCGGCTGCGATCCGCTACCAACGGGCGAGGATTGCCAAACTTGTCACCCGCGTGGAAAGGCTGTCCGGTGACGCATACGCCGAGTGGAACACAGCCGTGCGTAGTGATCTCGCGCGGCTCGGCAGGGCGCACGGCCAACAAACCGCCGCCGATCTAGTGGCTACGCTAGGAGTTGCCACGTCTGCCGTGAACATGGCCGCACCAACGCAGAACATGGTGAAGGCGATATTGGACACAAACCCGTTTCAAGGCGAGACGCTGGCAGGATGGGCGAAGGTGCAGCAAGCGGGCACCGTTCGCAGGGTGCGGCAGATCGTGCAGCGCGGCATGATGGAGGAACAAGGCATCGGGTGGCTCGTGCGACAGGTGCGCGGCGGTAACGGTGTCCGTGGTGCGTGGCAGGCATCACGAAGGGAAGCAGAAGCCATCGTCAGGACAGCGGTCACGGAGATAGCGAGCCGCGCACAGATGTTGACGTATCAGCAGAACCCCAACGTGGTATCATCTGTGCAATGGATCAGCGCGCTGGATAGCCTTGTATGCGTTGAGTGTGCAGGGTTGGACGGTACGGTGATGTCGGCTGATAACCCCGACCTGACCCCGCCCGCTCATATGCAATGCAGATGCGCCTTGGTCCCTATTGTGGACTGGGAAAAGCTAGGACTCAAGCCACCCGAAGAAGGCGAGCGGTTCGCCCGCGACCAAGACGCTAGACTCAGGGGCGAGAGCTTGAGCAAGCAACGCACCCAAGTTCCCGGAGACACGACATACGAGACATGGCTACGCGGCCAGAAGCCAGCCGTCCAGAACGATATCCTCGGACCCGGTAGGGCTAAACTGTTTCGGGACCGCAAGATGCCCCTCGACCGCATGGTTGGCACCGATAGACGCATCCTGACGCTGGCCGAACTTGAGAAGAAGGTTGGAGGTGCGGGTGCGAGAACTGCGACAGTGGCGACCACCCTGCCAACACCACGCGAGGTTTTAACCACGCCGACATTCGCAACCAAGGCAGAGGCCGAAGCGTTCGCGGTGCGTGAGTTTGCCGACACCGTTGACGCTGACTTTATAGCCAAGACTCCGTTAGCAAAACTTCAAGATATTTTTGCGGGCCTACATTCGACCCTGAGTCCCGTGGGCGTGCGGGTGAACCGGGTGGGGTTTGTCGCCAAGCGCGGCTCTAGTATTGCTCAGTTCGAGCGGCGAACGCTAGTCTCTAGAGTTAGTGGTGAGCGGAAAAAAATAACCCAGATCAGCTACCGAAAGACGGCAATCAAGCAGAATCAAACGAAATCCCAGGAGGCGACAAGGCGGGCATTTGAGGCACAAAAACTCCGAACGATTGCGACCCAAGAAAGGGTATTAAGGAACGCCACCGTGGCCCAGCACCGGGCACTGGCAGAACACAGACGAGCGGCGGCGGGCGTGTCTAAGCGGTGGAGCGTTGATAGTGTGGAGGGCGTCGGGCGACTAGAAACGGTATCAGCCCACGAAGCATCCCACGCTGTATATTTCGACAACCCGGCCACAGATAAATTGTGGAAGGCCGCACTGAAGGAGAGCGATGTTAGTGGCAGCGGTGTGGGTATGTATCGTCAAACACACCTTGATTGGTTCCGCGTGAGTGAATACGGGGCGTCTAGCTTCTCTGAACTATGGGCAGAGGTGGGCGCGTTGGTTCACACGGGGCGGTGGTCAGAGGTGCCAGAGGGGATACTTAAAGCGTACAAAAAGGTGATGAAACAACTAGCAGCGGGGGGAGCATGACAAGCGACCAGTGTATCAAATGCGAGCACTACCGGGGCTCGTTTTCCTGTGATGCGTACCCGGCCAGAATCCCACAGAAAATCCTAGAGGGTAGCCACGACCACCGCGAGCCATACAAGGGTGACAACGGAATCCGATTCACGCCACTAACTGAGAAGCCAGCGGCGAAGCAATGACCGATGAACTGGGCTCGTGGGTCTGCATATACGACGCGCTGGATAGCCTATGGACGGTCGGCGTTGACGATGAGCCCCGCGTAGACGCAGCGGTATCGCGCTACCTCGACAGCGGCGGCACGACGGACACCCTGCTAGACCTCACGACCATAGAAAACGAGACGCTGAGGATTCGTGCGTCTCTCGTGGTAGCGTGGTTCGTGAGCAGCCCAGAGACGCGCCGCCGCTCGGTGGAGGTGGAGAGTATGCAGAAAAGCGAACACGCAGCCAACCGACAAGCCACGGGGCAGTGGACCGACGATGAGTGAACCCAACGAGATCGCAGTGATTGCACGCGGCCCCGCTGGACGGCAGGAGATCCGATTAAAGACCGAGAGCGCCGAGAATGTCTCAGGCTTCATCGTCGCAAACTCGCTTTGTCCTGTGTGCTCACGCCCGACGCCCGGCAATGATGTACTCGCAGACATAACACCGGAGCCTTGCGAGTGCGGCACCCTTCCCGGCAGGCATCCCGTACTGACGGCGAACGAGTACGAGGGCCAAGAGCTAATCATATGCGGCGCGGGTCCGTCGCTCTCCAAGTTCCGGCCATTTATCAAGAAGTTCAAAGGCGAAGTGTGGGGCGCGAACAGAGCCTTGAATTACCTACACGAGTGGGGCGTGAGCAACGCGAAGGGCGTGGCTATTGACCCCCACACAAGTATGTTCGGGGCCGTCTGGGCCGATCCGCCGAACACCGAATACTACCTAGCTACAAGCGTCAATCCCGGCCTAGTCTGGCACCTTGAGGCACGCGGCTACCCGATCAGATACTTCCACAGCTTGCGGGGCGGCGAAGACGAGCCGTACCTCTACCGGCTGCTCTACCCAGACACCGCACTAGCTGGGCGTGGATTGAACGTAGTCAACCGCGCGCTCGACCTCGCCCTGTATATGGGATTCAAGAAGGTTTATCTGGCTGGTGCTGACAACGCACTTGGGCCAGCGGGCGCTATGTATGCTGACGGCGGCAAACTGGCAGATGATGACGTATGGCTGCACGGCGAGGTGGACGGCAAGACGTACCACACGAAAGCCGATATGCTTCTGAGCGCCACGGAGCTCGTAAGGGCAAAGCGGGATTTCAAGAAAGCAGGCAAGCGCGTGGTGTTCTTGGGCAAGACCCTCCCCGCTGCGCTGGACGGCAAAAGCGAGTCCTTCCTGAAGCGCGTGATCCGGTTCGCGAGTGAGGACTGAGGCCCTAATCGTTGGGAGTGCCGAGTGCCTAGCGTCCGACCTTGAGGCATTAGGCCCGTGGGGCGGCATACGCATCGGGATTAATCACGCGGCCTACAACGTCGAACACTTGGACGCCGTAGCCACGCTTCACCCTGAGTTCGTCGGGGAGTGGATAGGCAAGCGCGAAGCTGCCGGGTTCGAGCCGGTCCCGTTCTACACGCATGACCCACAGGGCGGGGCGATAGGCTGGAAACCCGACAACCTCAGTATGTGGGTCGGCGGTAGCTCCGCGATGTATGCCGGTGGCGTTGCCCGCTATGTGCTAGGAGCCGAACGGGTGGTGTTCGCTGGCGTCCCGCTAGAAGATGGGCCGAACCCTTGGCGTGATGGCTACTGGAAGTATTCCAAGTATAGGATTCGGTGGGTACAAGCCAAGCGGAAAGGCCACACGACCGGGTGGGAAGCGTTGAGCGGGTGGACGCGGGACTTCTTGGCAGAATGACAGCAGAGAACCGCGTCCTCAACGCCTTCCGCAACCAGTACCGCCAGAGTCAATCGGACCTCGACGCCTTCGATAGAGCATCGAGCGCCCAGACGTTCATTGACGCACCGGAGGCGGTAGCATGGTGCCGCCTGTGGTGGGAAGAACGCCTACACCACCGGACACTAGACCACGGGGAACGCCAGCTAAGGGGCACCCAGAACCGCAACTAACGCTTTTTACGAAACTATACAAGCCCACCTATTGCAATTAGCGAAACTCCCGCGATATTAACCGGACCCCTATACATAGGGGACCACCGGAGCGGGACGCTCCATTGGAAACGGAGCCGGGATGGCTGACGAAGGACTGGACACCTCAAGCGAGACATTCAAGCTCGCAGCCGAGGAATACATGAGGGGGTCAGGACTACACAAGGCCCTAGAAGGCGAGCGAGAAGCCCGCAAGAGGCTAGAAGGACAAGTAAAGCAGTTCGACGGGATCGACCCAAGCGAGGTCAAGAAAGTATTGGCCGACAGGGCCAGGGCCGAGCAAGACCAAGCCAGGGCCGAGGGAGATTTCGAGAAACTGCTGACGCAGGAACGCGACAAGTTCGCGAAAGAGCTCGCTACTCGGGAGGAGAGCACAAAAGGGCTCAGGCGCGATCTAGCAGGGGCGTTGATCGACAGCGCAGCCACGAAAGCGATTGCCAAGTTTAGCGGAGATGCGGAGCTATTGCTTCCCCATGTCCAGGCGAATACACGGCTGATCGAAGTAAACGGCAAACACGTCGCTGTCGTGTTGGACGAAGCGGGTGAGCCACGGCTCGCACCAGACGCAAAGACAGCCACCGACTACATGGGTATCGAGCATCTAGTCAGCGGTTGGAAAGGGGCAGGAAAGTTCGCCGGAGCCTTCGCGGGCACCGGAGCGAGCGGTGGGGGAGCCACTGCGAGTACGCGAAACGGGGGAGCCGGGACGCCAAGGCGGATAAGCTTAGAGGATTCTGTGAGGATGCCACCCGACGAATTGAAGGCGGGCGTCCAGAGCGGGCAACTCCAAGTCACTGACTAAAGCGTACCCAACCTCCCCCGGCTTATAAGCCACGGGGAACACCAAGGAGAACGACCGTGGCTAACACCATTTCTAACATCGTCCCCCAACTACTCGTTGGCGGACTTCCGACCCTTCGTGAGATGGCGGTAATGCCGCGTCTCGTCAATAAGAGCATCGGCGCAGAGGCTCGCGACCGTGGCGACACTATCGACGTGCCCATCCCGTCAGCTATCGCGCAGCGTGACGTAACGCCCGCAGCCGCCCAGGCCGCGAACCAAGACTTCAGCCCGACGAAGGTGCAGATCGCGCTTTCGCAGTGGAAGGAAGCATCGTTCCAGTTGTCCGACAAGGACGTGGACAGCGTAATGAGCGGCACGATCCCGATGCAGGCCGCAGAGGCAGTAAAGGCCATCGCTAACGGCGTGGACTCCTACATCCTCGGGCTCTACACGGGCGTTTACAACTACGGCGGGACGGCTGGCACTACGCCGTTCGCAACGAACCTCAACACGTTCAAGGACGCGCGGAAATGGCTCAACAAGAGCCTCGCCCCGTTCGATGACCGTGCGGTCGTGCTGGACAGCGATGCAGAAGCCAATGCGCTCATCCTCGACGTGTTCCTTCGTGCTGACGCGCGTGGTGACCAGGGTGGGATTATCCGTGGACAGATTGGCGAGAAGCTCGGTTCACGTTGGTTCCTCAACCAGAACGTCAAGACCCACACGGCGGGCACATATGCTGTGACCGGCGTGGGCTCCATCGTCAACAAAGCGAGTGTGGCGGCTGCGGCCAATGTTATGATCTGGTCGGCTGCGAGCACGACTAACACGCTCGGCGGCACGCTTGTTGTCGGGGACTTGTTCACCGTCGGATCTGCCGCGCAGACTTATGTCGTGACGGCAGCGGCTTCCGTAGCCTCGGCAGCTAACACCACGCTGTCAGTATCGTTTAGCCCCGCCGCTGCTGCAAGTTTCGCGGTTGGAGCGACGGTGACGAAGGCCGCTACGCATCAAGCCAACGTCACATTCCACCGCGATGCGTTCGCGCTCGCGTCTCGCCCACTTGCTGAGAGCCAGTTGGATGGCGTCGGCGCGAACTTCCGCAGTATCACGGACCCGATCACCGGGCTCGCGATGCGGCTTGAGATCAGTCGCCAGTATAAGCAGACAACGTATTCGTATGATGTCCTGTACGGTGCGAAGCTGGTGCGGGCGAACCAAGCCGCACGGATTCTCGGGTAACCAACCAACCAGCGGGACGCTAGGGGTGGGGGCATAACGCCTCCACCCCACGCCCCCACAACCCGAGGACAGTATGGCGGCTCCGACTTTAGTTGCGACGGTAGGCGCGGCAACCGCCAACAGCTACGTCACCGTTGCGACGACTGCTACCTACCTAAACGAACGCCTGAACGTCACCGCATGGGATACGGCGGTGACTGCTGCTGTTGGAGGCCCCGAACGTGCGCTGATTATGGCTACACGCCGCATCGACGCCGAGGAGTTCAAGGGCGAACCCGTCAACCCGCTCACCGATGTAGAAGTCGGTGCAGATACGACCACACAGGCGCTCAAGTGGCCCAGGTGGTCTACGTTCGACGACGCTGGCTGGGCGTTCGATGATGCGGAGATTCCGCTAATCGTACAGCGCGCCACGATGGAGCTCGCGCTTCATTATCTCAACGAAGGCACGACGGACACCCTAGCCGATACCGGCCTCAAAGGTTTCCGTAACGTGAAGGTCGGGCCGCTAGATGTAACGCCCGTGCCCGGCTTCAGCGCCGGGGATCTACCGGACCACGTTGTCCGGCTACTTCGCCCTGTACTATCCGGTGCGGGCACGATGTCGTTCCGCGTCAGCCGCAGCTAAGGAGAAACCAAATGGGTGTTAGTACAGAGCTTTTGATTAGACGCAGGAAGCGGGAAGCGGAAGCGTTGGAAGCCGAAACCGAAACGCCCGTGCCCGTCGTAGAGCATAAGCGGAAGCCCCGCCGTAAGGACACCGAGGACAAGTAATGGGCTCCCCGCTGCTCAAGGCTGCTCAGTCCGCGATGAAGGCCGCTGGGTCGTTGGGGGCTACTAAGGCCGTCACGCTACGCCGCGCGTCTTCCGTATATGACCCAGCTACGGGCGTGAGCACACCGACCAACACGGACTACTCGTGGACGGTGGTTGTGAGCCATTACACGGACGGCCTAGTGAATGGGTCGAGCATCATGCGCGGGGATCGTAGGTTGCTAGGCGCTGCCGCTGACATCGCGGTCACGCCAGCCCCCGAGACTGATAGCATTGTCATGGATTCGCTCGTGTGGCAGATAGTAAACGACGGCACCGTATCCAGCGGGGTGCAGACGGACCCGGCGACAGCGACATGGACAGTGCAGGTGCGCCGATGAGTTCTAATATCCGCGAGTTCACGCTAGGTCTTGAGGCGTTCGCCAAGAAGAACGTACCCGAGGCCGTGGGCAATTTCCGTGACGCTATCGCGCTGGAAGCCCTGCGCGGTGTCGTGCTACTCACGCCTGTAGATACCGGACGCCTTCGCGGGAACTGGCAGACGACCATCGGCACACCCGCAGACGGCGAAATCGAGGCCACCGACAAGTCTGGTGGGCCGACGATTGCCAAGGGTGCTGCTGTGATTGCTGGGGCCAAGAAACGCCCATTTGAGCCCGTATGGCTCCACGACGGCCTTGAGTATGCGGTCTTCGTAAACGATGGTACGCCCAAGGTGCCCGCTGTGCATATGGTAGAGCAGACCGTTAACCGGCTAGAAAGTCGGTTCGGGAAGTTCGGCTAATGGCATACTTGCAAGGCTTCGGCCCCGAGGGTGATTTCTTGCGTGGTCGGTTCAATACACTTTGGGTAGACGGCTCACCGTCAGCCGCTCGGACGCCTGTCGCTTGGGGCAACTCAAACTTCACGCCGACCGATGCCGCTTGGGTGCGCTTCAGCGTAGACCACTTCCCGGTCGCTGAGATTGCAAGCGTGGGCGCGCCGGGTGCCAACCTTCGCCGGATAGACGGCACGGTTATCATAGAGATATTCGTCCCGATGAATATCGGTGAGGGCGCTTTGGATGATTATGCTGACCTCGCGGCTATTGTATTTAGGGATGTAACAAGCCAGCAGGGGCTTCGCTTCGGTGAGCCCTCGATGGTTAACGTGGGACCACGAGATGGATGGTATAAGAAGGATGTACTGGTGCCCTTTGTTCGGGACACTGTTTTCACT